ATTTTACAAGAACTGGTGGTAAACCTCTATCAGAATACTTTTTCAGGAAAAAGTCTTTAGCCGCTTCAAAGTTAGCTTTAGTCGGGTCAGCAGCAAGACCCTTCATGATTCTATTTAAGTCTTTTTGATACGCAATATCGTCCGCCTGGTTCTGTGCTGCAAGGAATCTATTAGTATCCACCAGTCGTGCTTGTTGCATTTTTTCATAGCGAGCTGCCCATTCTTGAGAGAATGGTTTACCGGTACCTTTAAGGTCTGCGTTACCAAGTTGCTCCATGGTAAACAAAAACTCACCATTAGGACCACGTTCAGTAGCTAAAGATTCGTACCTATCTAATGCTCCACTATAACCAATATTTGGGTTACGTGCCCAGGTTCTAAATGAAGACTGTACGTTTTGTTCAAATTGTGCTGGGTTATTAGTAAGATTAGTACTAGCTATATCAGCCTGCATTTCATACAGGTTGTTGGTTTCAGTCCTACGAGCTTGGAGCACATAACTTTGGTTGGTTTGACGCATAGCAATCAAACCATTTCTCAACATCTCAGGGCGATACCCTGCAGACCTTAACCCACTACTTTCAAAGAAATCACGTTGAAATACAGCAATAGAAGCTGCAGTATCACCAGAACTAGAAAGTAACTCAGAGTTTTTTAAAAAATATTCTTGTAATTTTTGAGGATATACAACACTCAATAAGTAGTTTGCATCAGCTTGTTTCCTAGCATATTGAGCACCGGCACTCATGCTACGAGCTTGTGCTACACCAAGTGGATCGGCACCTTTAGCTTCTGCTTCATCAATTTTTGATTGTTGTTCTTCAGTAATAGCTGCTAACTCACCTTCTCCTTTGATTTGAGTGATGGTCTCATTAGAAGAAGGGTCGTACTCAATCAACTCACGAGCATAATCTTCATCAAATCGTTGTTGCTCAAGTTCATTGATTTTTTTAGCAGCAGTTTCACTTAAGTTAGCAACTGATTTAAATACAGTTGTAGCCTCCCTTTGTTTTTCTTCAAAATTTGCAACACTTGTTTGTGCGTCAAGACTCAATTGACGTACTTTTTCGTTTGCGTTTGTTCCAGCAATTGCTTGATTTTCTCTAAGAGCACGCCTAGTATAATCGGCGTTTTCTTTCATTGCCGCTTGAATCCTTTGCCGGTCCTGAATTTCAGCATCACGTGCAGCACGCATACCTTGAGCAACACGGTCACTTTCTTCACGCATCCTTGCAATGTTCTGTCCACTGACCTGAACAGGCGTAAATCCTGCAGGTCTGGCAGCCTTTCTATATTGTGCTTGTGCCATAAATTAAAATCCAGGTTGAGAATCACTAGGTTTAAGCTCCGGTTTTGGTGTAAATGCTTTACCAATTGCAGGTGCAGCAGTTTCAAGACCACTGATAAGTGGAGCAAAGACACTCTGCTGACGTGGAGCACCAATAGCTTGTGGCAGAACCTTCATAGGTTCAACCCAGATGCGTTCAGGAGCTTGGGTAGGTGTAAGCAGATCAGGCAGCTTTTCAGGACGTAACATCATCGATGCACGTGCTTGCATATCAGCGTTATAACGCCGCATACCGATGTCACGTAAATTACGATTTGTTTGCTTTACAGAACTAGTAAGACTAGCGCTCATGATTGCAGCATTACGTCCAACATCAGCTAACGTAGATTGCAATGCTTTGTTACGTGACACACCAGCTTGACCCATTGCAGCTCGTCCTTCATTGGTTATCCTATCAACAAGCATACCTTGACGGTTAAAAGCATCTTCAATGTAGATTTCATTAAGAGCTGCTTGCTCTTGTTCATAAGCTTGTTGAGCGGCTAATGCATTATAAGTCAACTGGTTTGTCGTATTCTCAACTGACTGACCATACTGCTTTACAGTCTGTAAGTATTGAAAGTCTTGAATACTTTGATTATATTTCCACTGCCGTTGAGCAGTTTCAAGTTCATACTTACGAGTGTTGTAGTAGTTTTGTTTATCAGCTTCAAATACTTTTCTATTGTATTCGTTCTGTAAATCAGCAGCTTCTTCTGCTGCTTCTTTCTGTTCTTCGTACGCCTTTTCGGCTGCTCTATTTTGTTTGTCAGCTTCAGTGGCACCAAAGATACCGCCAGCGATGGATGCTACAGCGCTAATTGCAGTAAACGGGTCAAATGCCATCTCCAACCCAGATTCAGCTAGCTGTTCATCCAGGAGGTTGAAATTTTTATTCAATTCAAACATTAAGTCCTCCTATAGAATCGGGGAGAATAGTTACCTTCCCACATCATTGATACTAACGACACAGGATATGGATAATTACTTGTCACTTTTAATTCAAAGTTAGTGTTACGTCGATGGACGGGTACAGTAAATACACGTTCAGATACTACGGGATTGGTGTCTCCAGAGTAGTAATTAGCCTCTGCTGTATGTTGGATGTTACTCCAATCATTAGCACCAGCTGCTTTAATCTTAAATGTAACAGCACCTGTTTTACCAATAGAGAATTTAACCCTAGAAATAGTTAAGGTAGCTGTGTAGTCAGTTGTAGCCTCCTTACGTCTGAAGTAAAACTTAGGAAGTGTAGCTTCAAAGTCATAGTTATAACCAACTACAATACCGTCAGCATAACCAGAGAAGTCACCTTTTACTTCAAAATATCTAAATCCTGTACCAATCTCTGTACGCTCTGTAGCAGCCGCCCAATACCCTTGATCAGAGGCAAGCTCATCATCTGTACCGCTGTCTGCACTAGGCACAGTGAGTAGCATGGCTCCTTCTTTGTCTTGGATTGGGGTGAAGGGTACGTAGATTTTAGTGATGTCATTGGTTCCATCGTAGACAACAGCATCAACAGCTGGATCGGGTTTTACAGGACGTGTTGCAAAATCAAGACAAGAGTTACCATCAATGCTAGAAGTTTCAGCAATGACATTACCGTTAGGAAGTTCATCCAATTCAAGCTTGCCAATGGTGTACTCATCTTCATGCTGTCCTACAACATATACAGCATCGTTGACAATCTTAGCAGCTTGAATAGTGTTAGGCAGTTGCCACTTACTCCAAGCTTGGAATAGATCTTCCTTACCGTTGTTATAATACCTATAAAGATAGAGATAAGATGTATCCCTATCAACAAGCATAATAACAGAGTTAGGTGGGCTTGTAGACATACCATCTACAGTGTCTGGAATCCACTCCATTACAGCTTTACTGATGTCCACAACAACAGGTGTCTGCTCTACATCACGTAGCTGCAAGGTAAATAGTTTACTGTACCCAGGTACACGACTAACAAAAGCAGGTGAAGTACCTACGTCAATAGGTGCAATATCTGTAGCCATCTCATAGTTAGAGAGTGCACGGATCACAGCAGAGCTAGGTGTAAGAATACTAGCGTCAGTTGCATACAGTTGAAACTGTTGACGTTCACTAAACAACAGAAGACCCTGTGGTGAAGGCAAAACATCAGACAACGTAACTGGACGTACACTAGATACGTTCAAGTCAATCGGATCTGAGTCAACTTGAGTTAGTGCAGATTTAGCAAAGAAGTTATAGGAATCGTTAGCTACACCAAGGATTACGTTATCTTGAGATAGCATCCCAAAACGGTTGCTGTAGAAGAATGTTGAACTAATAGCAGAACCAATAAATGAAGGTTGAGGATTAGTTGTATCATCTCCAGCAAGCCTATCAGTCCAAGTAATAGGACCAAAGGTAAATGTAGTGGCACCTGTATTAACCAACTCATGGGGCATGGTCGCGTTATTAAGACCAGGAGACACGTCACGTGCTACTGTTTCCTTCCAGTAACCGTCACCTCTAGTGCCGTTGTATGCTACGTATTCAACATAATAATCATCTTCTGCTGAATCAGAATTAAGGATCTTTACGTGGTCACCTTGACGTGATTCCAGTGGTAATTTGGATACGTCAGTTACTTCATCTTGAAAAGACTCAAGATAATCATTAATAAGACCACCTCGTGCACTTAACGTAAAGGCAAGAGGTGTACCACCAGGAGCTGTGTAATCAGTCACAACGCCAGTAGCTTCATTAGTACGTCTAATTACAAGGCTATTTCTGTAACCTTCTAGATACCACCTTCCAGTAAAATCAGGATCACTAGCACCCTGCCTAGCAAGAATGTGAGCCCTGATTGCATCCATCATATGATGATTTGTGTTGACATCACTTGAGTCATACAGCAACATGTCATCAAACGTTTCAGTTGATTGAGGGGCAAACTGAATAGCATCACCCTGCAAGGTTACAGTATAGGTAGAAGTATCTACATTAAGTAGCTTAATTACACCGACAGACTTAGCAACATACGAACCTGCAGCCTGCATAGCAGTGTTGACAGTTTTGTTAGTAATAATTGTGGTGTCTTGAATGCTACGGAAATGATAGTCGTTCTGGCTAGTACCTGTAAGGTAAGAACTACCAGTGTTAGTTACAGTGCAAAACGTGCCTTCATCTGCAGTCCACACAAAGATGGCAGCACCTTTAATACAACCAATGTAAGACCCAGCAGTAGCACGGTCAATAAAGAACCAAGACGCATCTTCTAGTTCACTCTCTGTAAATGCATCACCATTAGCTTTACGCAATACATTAGTATATTGCATACCGGGTCTTTTAAGAAGACCAAAGGTAGGGTCAGGATAACCGTTAATACACTCAGTTAGCTGACCTTCTAGTTTCTTGTCGTCATTTTGTTTAGAGACACCACCAAGAAAATTAGGTGTCAGTTGAGTTACTGCTGGCATTAGCGTTGCAAGGTATGGTACGGCTGATAGCTTTGATAATAATTTCCAGACTTAGGACTACCAAAGTACGTATAATCACCTTGGTTACATTCGTACTCCATAGCCATAGCACGTGCAAAAGCTTCTTTTTGTTGAAGCATTTGGAATTGATTCGGATCACCAATAATACGGCTAGACACAATAGCAGCAGCACGTGCTACGATAAACGCTTGAACAGGTTGAGGGATGTTCTCCCAATCAAAGTACCAAGTAATATCTACATAGAGTTTTTCGTCAGTCCACTTATTAGAATGGGCAATACGGTCATAGAGTTTACCTCCACGGTTAATAGAATCCCTACCCATGTTTTGAGTGTAGGATGAGTTAAGATCCATCTGAAGAATGTTATTAGCAATCTTCACTTCATTATTAGAATCAGGTGTAACGGGATAATCCAATTCTTTATTGAAAGACCAGCCTTCAGACTGGACTTCACGTGAGACTTCCCTCAGGGTGTTGAGTGCAATCGCAACGTCCGGGTTGGTTTGAGTTTCAACTCTACTTGTAACATTAGATTGAGTCAAGCTAGCTTGGGTAACAGTGTTGCCTACATTGCTAGTATGATTGATGTTTAAGGTATGGTTATAATAGATAGGGCTTAACGTAAGAGCTGCATCAGCTGCAGTAGTAGAAGCGCTGATAGTATATGTAAAATTACCACCACCAATATCGGTAGGACCACTGTCTACAGTGACAGCAGTAGTAATTGTAGAGCTACTAATTGATACACCTTTAGGGATAAAAGCTGAGGTCGAAGTAAGTGTAGTACCTGAAGCACTAGCGCTTGGGGTAAACAAAGTACGTGCTGTAGAAATAGAAGTGTTGTCTTCTACACCAGTACCACTAATATAAGACCCTTGGGTTAAATCACTTTTAGAAGTATAAAGAGTAGTACCATTAATATAACCAGTAAACCTAGAGGTTTCACTAAGTACAAGAGTTTCTTCAGTTGTCAACGTGGTTACAGGAGCCTGACCAACTGACGCCAGGATCTGATTAACAGCTTGTAGCTCAGTGTTGGAGCCAGTAGTAGGAAAAGGCATAATTGTAAATGAGTTTTATTCTCAATAAAGAATTAAAAAAAAGGAGCCCCCGAAGAGGCTCCCAAAAAAAGTATCAACCCCAAGCGGCAGGCTTGACGTTGGTAGCATAAAGTTCAACTGCAGCAGCAGGATTCAGGTAGTCAGCGCCCATGGCGAGACGACCCAGGATCACGTCGCCCTGGTAGATCACGGACACGTCACCGGAAGTGACTTGAACTTGGGGAGCGATAGCTTCCACACAACCAGCAGCTTCACGCTGGAAGATCAGACCACAGGAAGTGGCACCGACTTCAGCAGCAGTACCGTAGTCGTTGTTGATACCGGTAGAAGCGTCGTCGTAGTTGTCATCAGCAGTCAGGGCTTCACCAATGAAGGAGCCGGTGTTGCCAGGATCAGCAACAGCACCGCCGTAGCTCACACCATACTTACCGAAGAACGGAATGTTCATCGACTTGTAGATCTTGATACCAGCAATTTCCACGATACCCTGACCACCTTGCAGTGCGGTACCTTGGACATCACGGTTCACAAGACCGTTGGTACCCACAGCTTGGATCAGTTCATAATACTGACGGGGGTTGAGAACAGCCACACGACCGTCCTGGCTAACTCCTTTTTCATCCAGAGCAGCAGCGGCATCATAGAATGCGGCAACCAGCTTAGCGGAATCATA